GCTAGCAGAGAACACATGGCTTAATGGCTGTGAATATGCTGCTGGCTCACAATTCAAGTGCTTTGAAACAACCAACTTTGGTTGGATTGTATTTGCACCTGAAACGCTAACTCCATGCGGTAACATTCCCGGAAAGAGAATCATCAAGTGGTAGCAAGCATCTTGTACGAAGATGGCAAACCAATAAGAGCATTCAAAGGTGATAGTTGCATCTACAATGCTTATCGTTGGGCACATAAGAACTTCTATCTATATGAAGAAGGTCTTCCACTTCACAAGCTACCAGATTGGCTAGAAGTGAAATTCTACATACTTTCTGAAGAGCAGTTTACAGATTTAGTGAAGTGAGTTGGTTCTGTTCGTGTGGCTGTAAGAACACAGGTATTGCTAATATCTGTGTTTTTACAACTCTACGAAGAGACGTAGAGCATAACATGATATCAGGAAACACGCCAGATTTCCTGATGGCACTCGTAGCGACAAATGAACTAGGTCTGGTAGGAAGGGTAAACATGACAGAGCAAGAAGAGTTATATTCCAAATTCTACAACAAGGGTAAGTTACTTGTTGCTGACATGGATGTGACTCAGCTTCGAGAGCACAGAGAGACACTTTCTCAAATAGCATTTGAAGCTAAGGCTACATTAGCCGCTGCTGACGATGAGTTGAGGGAGAGAAAGGCGAAGTCTTCTGTCAAGAGTAAGGAATGGCTGGTAACGCCTACAGGGCCAGACCAGACTACTAGCGACGCTATCAACGCGGTAGCAATTCGTCAGAAGAGAATGAGCAAGATGGACAAGCTACGTAGTGACTTGCTCAAATCTCTAGACCCTGAGACAGTAAATGAGATGATAGCTCAGTTAGAGCGTAAAGCTACTGAGAAGAATCTCAAAGCTGTTTCATTCACCAAGCCTACGACAGAGACAGGCATTGTTACTGTTCAGGTAGCGAAACCAGCAGCAACAAATGGTGAGAGCAAGCCGTTCGACCCATCGAGTTTATTTGGGAGTAAGTAATGAAAGATACAAGAGAAGAATTCATTACAGAGAACGCTTACACGGAGTTTGTTAAAGACCTAGTGTATTACGGCCAACGAATTCAAACACTTGAATTCATGGCTGATAAGGACATTTGGTTTGTGACTACCAAGTCATGGACAAGCCAAGTAAGAACGACGCACATCTACCATCTAGGATAGGAGAGGGAATGAAAATCAAAGTAGAACCATTCCTGATGAAGAAAGGCAATCGAGTCGCTAAAGCCGCTATTGAGTTTGAATCAGGTGATTCATTCATGGCGGGTTGGCACATGGTTGGTTTCACGATTTGCGATGATAGGGAAAAGGGACTATTCGTCTTGTTTCCTGCTAGCATCGTAAAGCGTGAGAATGAAACAAAGCCTTTCTTCTTTCTCAGGCCGGGTAACGACGAGCAATTGAATCAGCTAGAGTCATTGATTCTCGATACATATGAGTCAATGACTGGCTCGTTCAATTCACCAAGACAAGCAACAGTGGCTGGAAAGTAGGACATGGCTCTATCGAGCATTGTAAAACAGACCTGTAAGGAATGCGGCAAGATAGCCGTTGAGAAGAGCCGCATTAGCTTTGGTACTAGCAAGATTATCACTCTTGAGTGTGGTCACGTTAGTACTGATGATGTCTTGCAGTCAGTTCAGGATATTGCAAGTATCTTGAATGGCTGCAAGCTAATGCCCTATCAGGTTGATGGAGTTAAGTTCCTACAAGCATGTGACGCGAGAGGATTGCTAGCAGATGAGCAAGGATTAGGAAAGACAATCCAAGCACTAGCACTAATCAAGATACATGCTAAGGAACTGCTCCCGTGCGTTCTGGTTTGTCCGACGACCGTGAAACTCCAATGGCACCATGAGATAATCAACAAATGTGGTGTCATGGGCTTTCTTACTCAAGTCATAGGCTCTGGGAAGGAACTAGCCGCTCCCGGATTCGATATCTACATTACAACATATGATTTGGTTAAGAACGAAGAGTGTTTCAAGTTAGTCAAGGATAACATCAAGTTAGTTATCATTGACGAATGTCAGCGTATCAAAGACCACTTGAGTGGACGTGCAAAGGCTATTCAAAAGCTTTGCAAGGAAGTTCCGCACATCATTCCGATGAGTGGAACGCCAATTAAGAATCACGCTGGCGAATACTTCACGGTCCTGAACTTAATTCAACCAAGAATGTTTCCACATTATGCCACATTCATTGAACGTGAATGTGACAGTTACCACAATGGGTGGGGATACAAAGTAGGTGGATTAAGGAATCCTGAAGCATTTCATGAGAAGACAAAGGATTTCATTCTAAGACGAACGAAAGCCGATGTTCTTCCTGATTTGCCGGCACTGTCACGTAGATTCTATCACGTAGAGTTAGATAAGCGATTGAATAAGGCTTACTCGCAAGCAATTCAAGAGCTGGATGACACACTCTACGATGATGAGTTGAGTGGCATGGAGAAATCAAGCTGCATTCTAGCTATCATGACTAAGATGCGTCAGATAACTGGCGTATCTAAAGTCGAGCAAGCAATTGACTTCGCCACTGAGTTCTTACTCTCCAATGAACGTAAGTTAGTTATCTTCTACCATCACCATGCAGCCGCTGGTAAGCTGGAGATGGAATTGAATAACTGGCTTAAAGAGGGAGGATTTGAACCAGTGTTACATATGTCTAGCTCTCTTGGACAGCAACAGAGGCAAGACATGGTAACTAAGTTCAGAGAGACAGCAAGTAGCAGGATAATGATTGCGTCAACACTTGCGGCTGGAGAAGGATTGAATCTCCAGTTCTGTGCTGACTCAGTAATGCTAGAGCGACAGTGGAATCCTGCTAACGAAGAGCAAGCAGAAGGACGCTTTCATCGCTTCGGTCAAGTCCATCCAGTTACTGTGACATACATGATAGCCAGTGAGACTATCGACGAGTATTTCACTGAACTGGTAGAACAGAAACGTGCAATTGTTGGAAGCACGTTGGATAACAAGGACATTCAATGGGACCAGAACAGTCTGATGACTGAGTTGGCTCAGATACTTGTTACGAAAGGAAAGAAAGCGTGGAAGCTATAAACCGTCCAACATGGGAACAGAAGAAGTACATGATGGAGATGGAAGATGCTGGGCTTCTGTCTCCTGAGTGTGCTACGTGCAACGAACACTTTTATCCAGCAATAAAGAGAGGACAAAAGATTTGTGAGGTATTTGCACCAAGTCACAAAGCAAGTGATAAGTGTGAGTCAGGCAAGCATCCACATTGCACGTGTGATACGTGCTTTTGAGGTAACATGAAGTTATTGGACCAAGCATTATCAATTAGCAAAGGCCAGCACGATAAGAAGTTCTCTAAAGAAGAACTTGAGCTGGTTCAAGCATGGCTCAGTGGCGTAATCGGAGTTACTCAAGTATCCAAGGTGCTAAAGATGAATGGAACAGGAAATGTTTATGCATTTCTTGCGATGGGCGCTCGAAAGATGTGGCAGAAATAATGCCTAACATCAAAGCAGTTACGATAGGCATGAATAAGTTCTGCGGTCCAGCCGTTCTTTCGATTCTAACTGGACGCAGCACTGATGATTGTGCCTATACAATCAGTCGCATTAACGGACACTACGATGTGCGTGGTGTTATGTTAAGTGACTTGTTGAAAGCCGCTGATAGGCTCGGATTCAATAGCGAGTTAGCACCGTCAGGTACAAGTCTATTTGGCACTTTCGTTCGACTCAGCAATTCAGACGGAATGTATATCATAAGCATTCCAAATCATTTCATTGTCATTGAAGTGATTGACAAGAAGATATACCTCTGTGACAACCATACAAAGGAGCCAATTCCTGCTGAATCTTCAGCTAGAATGTCTCAGAAAGTAGAGATGGTTCACAGAGTATGGAAGAAGCCGGTTCCTCCTCCACCTTCTACGCCAATTCTATTGCATACTTCGATAAAGCTGAGTCACACAGCAACGGCCATTGACATTGAAAGGTTAATGGAATACGTAAACCCAATGGATAATAGAACAGAATATATTGGAGAGATTAAGGCTAGAGACGAGAATGAACTGATGGCAGTTCTTGACAAGTTAAAGAGTCTATGGGTAACGCTGGATTTGGAGAAGTAATGAGATTCACTCGATTGTATTTCCACATTGGAGATGATTATTACTACGAAGTATTAGTTATCTACATGAGATTGGTGAAAAATGGTTAATCAAGAAATCACCGTGGCGTTAGAGCTGGCAGACAAAGCCGTTGCCCGTAACAGATGGGCGACGCTTCACGTAGATAGTAAAGAGGTTACATTGGTAATTGGTCCAATGAATTCAAGAGGTGAGAGAGAACACAAATCAGCTACATACAGGTTCTACACGGATGCGGCTGGAATCGTTCATTACAACACGTACGCACATCCATGAGTGATGTACAAATTGCATTCTGTTTGGGATTAGCTTGTGCTTATATTCATGTTTTTATTCAGATTTGGTTTAGGACAAAATAATGAATGCACTAGCATTAGCAGCATGGTTAGCATGTCAGTCATTTGATGCAACTACAACTACAGTTGCACTGAGACGTGGATATGCTGAAGGTAATGTAATTATGAGTAAAGGTCACATTCCAATTCGTATCAGTATCAACATTGGAATGTTACTTGCATATCGCAAGACAAAGGCTAAGGTAATTCCAATCACTCTAGCCGCTAGCGGGTGTGCAGCAGGAACGTGGAACACTTATCAGATGAGAAAGGATAAGTAATGGAAAAGGTAAACATAGTCATGGACATGTCACAGTTTGACATGTTCAGGCTATGCGAACAACGATTTCACAATAGATACAATCTAAACAAAACTGCGCCGACAAAAGCAACACAGTTAGACCGTGGCATTCTCGTACACATTGCAGCTGAAACATACTACGAGATGCTAAAGGATGGAGCTAATTATCAAGATAGTGTGACAGCCGCTCTTAGCAAGATACGACAAGCTAGCGTCATATCGACAGACTTAGAACCTGAAATGGTTAACAGAGTCATTGATGTGATGGAAGAGTATTTCGACCATTGGCGAGTAATTGACCAGAACCTACACATTGTAGCCGTTGAACAGCCATTCTTATACTTGCTACACGAGGATGAAGAAATCAAGATTCATCTAGCCGGTAAGATTGACATCATCACTAGCGACAATCAGTACGAGAATAAGCCTATGGACCATAAGAGCTATGACAGGTCTTATGAAGTCACTAGGATGAGCAATCAATTCAAGAATTACTGCTATGCTACAAAGAGTAATTTCTTGGATATCAATCTCATAGGCTTTCAGAAGACACTCAAGCCGCATGAGAAATTCAGACGTGTTCCACTCAGCTATGACCCATACATTCTAGAAGCATGGAAACAGAATGTTATTAAGGTTATGTATCATTACTTGACTTGCGTAGCTGAAAATTCGTGGCCTTTGAATGAAACATCATGTGATAAGTTTCACAGACGTTGTGAATACTTTGGACCATGTGATGCTAGCGGTGCAGAAGCTAAGTTCTACAAACTCAACGCAGACTTCATCACTGTAGACCCTTGGGACGTATCAAAGGTACTACGTAAAGCGTCTGAGGTTCTCAATGATGAAATCAAGAAGAAAGAAAATCAATCAGACAGCAGCGTTCCAGACAATCCTAGTTAATCAAGTAGAGGTTGTCTATAATGGAATCATTATTGGGCATGGTCTAGCATATTATGATGGCGTGGCTATGTTAAAGCCCGACATTGTTAGTTTGACCGGAGGGTGTCTTCCGGTAGAGACTTATCTACTTCGATTCACAGATGACCCACGTTTGGCTATACTACCGGAGAATGTACAATGAAGATAGAACTTAGTAAGACTAGATACACTCATATTGAGCTGGATGAGAAAGATATTATACAATTTGTAAACACGTACCATAAAACAAAGATGATTCCAGATAATGCTGTTATAAGATTTTACACTAAGCAGGGACATTATTATGATATTAGTGATGAGTACCCAATAATTATTTTCTTTGAAGAAAAGACAGAAGAGAAAGATGGCTAAGGCGCAGAAGCATACGCATAAACTCAAGAGACATCGTTATAAGACGGGAGTAGCGGTATACTTCTGTACGATGGAAGACTGTCATTTCAAGATAGAAGTTGCATTAGCTTTTGGTAAAAGAGCATTGTGTAACCTTTGCAATAATGAATTTATTATGACTGAATATCATTGTAAATTGGATAGGCCACACTGTGATTCTTGTAGTAAGAGAAAGGTAACTGGAGAAGATGGAAAGAGTCATTATGTTAGACCAAACACCATTCCAGTCCTTACTTCAGTGGCTAACGAGAATAACGAGGACTTGCGTTCACGTCTTAATAGTATTGTTTCACCTATTGTCGATGAAGATATTTAGGTGTAAACACAACGATGCACATAAATGCCATGCAGATGGTTGGGTTTGGCTTGAGTGTGATGAGTGTGGCTGGCGAAGTAACGGCTGGAGAATATGATGAGATTCCTGACAAAGTTGATATTACTAATAGACAATTTTGATTTAGAGAAGGCTGAAGAACTTTCAATAGAAATACATGATGCTGAAGCATCTGGATATCTTCTTTACAGAAGAGAAGATAAATATTGGTTAGAGTTAACAGATATGATTCAAGCTGAATATTCCAAAATGAGGAAAAAGAATTGCCTTTAGGCGTTCCATTCAAAGATGCTGCTGGTAAGAAAGGTTCTAACCAAGCCGTTAATGCTCCGACAGCAGAGACTAATTTAACTGGTAAGGGCGAACGCTCAATGCGTAGAGTTCCGCAGCTTATCAATTGTCAATTTAAAAACGGCGGGTTCAGTCTTAAACTAGATAATGTTATTGGTCCTAGAGTAAGAGTTAAGAAAGTCGATATGGTTCGGTTTGCTAATTGGATACTAGCCGCTGTTAGGAGAGACAAATGAGTAGAGAAGACCATATTGCATGGTGTAAAGAACGTGCCATTGCAGAGGCTAGATTTTATCCAGATAAGCCTTGGCAAGGCATAATCTCGATGATGTCTGATTTGAGAAAGCATCCAGAAACTAACAATGAAACATTGGTTTCACTGTGTGCGATGCAGATGATGATGAAACCTAAGATGTCTCTACAAGAGGTAATCAACTTCATCAACGGATTCAACTGATGAAAGCTAGTGATATGATTGTCGAGGGTCAAACCTCGCTTTTATTCAAAGCTCCATATGGTCACGGCAAGACACTAGCCGCTGCTACATTTGCACTTGATGGACCAATCTGGCTAGCGTATTGGGATAAGAAGAAACCTATAGAATTAGAGAATTATTTCTACAAGATAGTCAAGCGACCAGACTTGCTTGAACGTATAGACTATGACGTGTATGGAGCACACAACGCTCACGAATATCTTAATAAGCTAATACAATTATCTAAAGACTGTCGTTATACTGCAATCATTAATGATTCAATAACGCAGATGACCAGTGGAGCCGTTAACTGGTCGCTCAACTTCAACGACACGCGTAAAGGCAAAGATAAATTAAAGATTATTCCAGACTTCGATGAGTACAAGGTTGAAACTAGTTTAGTTACACAGTCATTAGATATCTGTCGAAGTCTTCCATGTCATGTTATCTGGACATGCCATCCAGTTCCATCAATTAGGATTGAAGGCACTGGAGCTAGCATGAAAGTAACAAAGACAAATCCAATTGTAACATACGGTTCTAAGGTAGCCGGTATAGTCCCTGGCAATTTCAGTGAGATATATCATTTTGCTAAAATTAATAGCTGGGACAGCGCATCTGGTAAATCTACAACTCGATACGTTGTAGATACAGATGCTGTTGGTGATGACTTTGCTAAAAGTAATATTGGTCTGACTGGTCAGATGGATATTACTGATAGAATGTTCTATGAAGTGTGGAAAGAGAAACTTTCCGCACATAGAGCGGAGGTGAGAAGTGAGATAAAGAAGAAAGAAGAGACACCATTTAACCCATTTGATAAACCAACCGCAAGCTCAGATGTAAACCAAACAAAGTGGAGAACCTAACATGCGCGCTATTCTCACACCAGATGACCTAAAGAAAGGTGATTTGGCAGAGGTTGGCTGGCATCCAGCAGAAATCGTTGACTACGATGAGAGCAACGCTTCTGAAGATGCCAAGAACCCTGGCAGCACAAACTGTAATTTCTATTTCAAGATTATTGATGGACCAAATAAGGGCCTTACTGCCAAACGTCTATTTAATGAGACTGCATTAGGATTCGGCAAGAATCTGTGGAAGACTCTTGCATTTCCATATGATGCAGTAAAGGGATATGAGCTAAGTACCGAATTGTTCAAGCAGACAATCGGTAGCAAACTCAAGATTTATATTAAACGTGGCAAGAGCAACCGTGGTAACGAGTTCAACGACGTTACCGACTTCATGCCACTGAGCTAGTATCACCAGTTTGGGTGCTCTCATAGACGACCTTTCATCGAGGCTAGGATAGTCTGTGCTGCATTCAGCTACCAGTACCAACCCTACTGGAGAGCACCCAATTTTTTCTTTAGGATTACTTATGTTATCAGAATGTTGTCAGTACGAATGTTATGAAACTAGAGATAAGTATATATGTAAATCTTGCGGAGCAAATAAATATAAAATAGGCACTTTACCAAGATGGTCTTTTCTTAAGGGGAATCAAATGAAGAAGTATTATACGACGATGAGTCCAGATGCGGCTAAGCATATCCTTCTCGAATCAGCTGACGAAGCAATACAAGAAGCTACGCAAAGAGTCAGGGATGACGGAAGAACAAGATATGTATGTATGATTCTATATAAAGTTGAACCTGATGTACCACCTGTTAAATTAACTAGAATTCCATAGGAGAATCCATGAGTGTCACAAGAGAGAACATCGAGACAGCGTTAGCAATGGCTATAGATGACGAAGCCGTTGAGGACAACAGCGTTAAACAGTATGAAATTTATGCAATTAAACACAGATTCAATGGATTACTTGACCAATTAGCAAACGAAGCTGATACTGGTGAAGAAGACGATGTTGATGATGTTGATAATGATGGCCCAATAGATGAGGAAGATGGCAAAGGGTGAAGTCACCACCAGTTAAACAAAACTGGATTGACAGATGTTCTGACATACGCAGGTTTCACATTGAACAACTAAGAGACGAACCTAAATGGACGGTTGAGAAAACAGCAACGGCTCTCAATCGTTCAATAGGTTCAGTATCACAAGATTTACTACTAGCTAGCTGGCTCAAGACTCACGAAAAACAACTCAAGAGATGTTCAAGCATGAGAGATGCTCTTGCATACGTTCGTGATAAGCAACGTGAGATGAAATTAGAGGATATTGAATCATGACAGAAGAACATGCGAAGAAGATTATTGATGCTGTTAATAGATTAGAACGTAGAGTCATAGGCATGGAACAACTCTTATTTAATAAGTTAAAGATTGCAAAGATTATAAATGTAAGTGATAATAAAGTTCACATGGTTATGACTATAGTTGACATGTGGGAAACGACAGACGGCGTGATTATTCAGGTGAAGTAATGCCAATTCATTGGAATAAGGTTCAACCTAATATGTGGGAACCTAAAGAATTAATTATAAGAGTTGAATGATACCTAAAAAACTTTTATATTTAGTAGTATGGCCTAATGGTCATGAAGAGAGAATTTGGGTAGAGCACTGGCTTGAGATGTCAGAAATGCTGATGTTGTACGTAGGAAGATTAGGACTTCCAGATTTAATTTACAGAAAAGAATAATGCCCCGATACGTTGAGGGAATAGGGCCATTAGAACCAGACCTAATGGCTATAGGTGAAGCAATATGATTACTACAATTACTATTCGTATTGTCCATGACAATCCAAAAGTAATTGAATATGTAAAGACTCTTATTAGCATGGTAATAGTTAAAGAATTAAACATTCAGTTTGCTAGCGATATCTCCATTGAACACAATAATAAATGAAACCTCCAAAATCTAATACAGTTAGAAGAAAGAGTAAGACATACTATAGATTGCTAAAATTAAAATCATATAATGAAAGAATATTAGATAATCTAAAGAAACGAACAGTTATAGATATAGCCACAAACTGTTGGTTATGGCAAGGCGGTAAGAGTAGTCATTTTGGTCATGGTAAAACATCTTTTCATGATAGAACTATTACTATCCATAGATTAGCTATGCATTTGATTAAAGGATTTGATTTAATGAGTGATAATCATATTTTACATAAACTTATTTGTCCAAATAGAAATTGTTGGAATCCAGAACATTTATATGAAGGTAATCATCAAGATAATATGAATGATAGAAAACAAGCTGGCAACTATTCAAGAAAGAATACAAGTGCCTAGGTATGTCGAGGGAATAGGCCCTCTTGAGCCAGATTTGATGTGCGTGGGTGAGGCACCCGGTAAGCATGAGAATGAGACAGGTATACCATTCTCAGGACCAGCCGGAGGTTTATTTAATGATGCTCTAGAGAAGGCTGGCATACGTAGGTCTGAGATATTCGTAGACAATGTATGTAGATACCAGCCTCCGATGAATGATTTAACTAAACTTCATCTTATAGGAGTGGACATTAATGAACAAGCCAAGAATCTTTGGGAGACTATACGGCAGCTTAAACCTAAATGTATCCTTGCTATTGGTGATACTGCTCTTGAACACGTTACTGGTTATACTGGTATCCTTAACTATCGTGGCTCTATTCTCCTGGCTAAGGATGGAGTTACAAAGGTAGTTCCATGTATACATCCAGCCGCTCTGTTCAATCGTGGTGATAAGGGAGGATTGGAATACACATATCTCAAGTTAATTGAAGCTGATATACAACGGGCCGTTGAAGAATCAAAGACGAGAAGCCTTAACTTACCAGATAGACAGATAGATGTCTGTCATAACTCACTCGATTTGTTCAGGTTCTTTAGCAAATATGAAAAACTTGATAAGGCTACCACTGATATTGAATCTATTAATTGTGTTCCTGTATGCATCGGTTTTGCTTTCAACAGGCATCATGCAATTTCCGTACCGCTTTTGCGGAATATTGGTAAGCATAAACTTACTGACATGGGTGACTACGAAATGGATGAAATATGGAGATTGATAGACCAACAATTAAGACGGCTAAAGTTGATTGGTCAGAATATTAAGTACGATGAATTCAAATTAAATCTATTAGGATTTGAACTACCAAACGTCGTGTCGGATACACTGATAAAGACACGAGTTATTTTTCCTGAGTTGCCAGAGAAGAAGTTGCATGTTCAAAGCTCACTCTGGACCAGAGAGCCGTACTACAAAGAAGAAGGTAAAGAATTCAAACTTGGTAAGAGACCAGTTGAACAACTATTCAAATACAATGCTAGAGATTGTGCTGTCACACATGAAGTAGATGAGGAACAAGAAGATGACCTCATCTCTATGGGTGAAACCTATAATGTACCGTTAAGAGATTACTATTATAACTATATGATGAAGAAGCACAAGTTCTACATGAAGATGGAGAGCACTGGCTTCCGAATTGATATGGCTCGTAAGAGAGAACTAAGTAAGAAATATACAGAGATGGCTAAGGTTGTCCATGATAGGATAACAGCCGCTGTCGGTCACGAGGTGAACGTTAATAGTTATCCACAGATGTTCATGCTGTTATATAAAGAATTAAAGTTTAAGGCTATGAAGCGCAATCCAACTAGTGAAGAAACAATAGTTGCGCTGTTAGGAAATCATGCGAAGACAAAAGAGAGGAAAGATATCCTCACCGACTTACTTGAAGAGAGAAGAACTAGAACGCAAAAGTCACGATATATTAGTTTTAATCCGGATTACGACGGACGTTGCAAAACCTCTTTCAATATCTCGGCAACTGAGACTTGTAGGTCGTCTACATCAATTCTTAAGAAACCTGTCAGGCCCAAGAAAATTGGACTTGCGTACCATACTATATCCAAACACGGTAGGCTCGCAAAAGACATACGTTCTATGTTCATCCCAGACCCAGGATATGTCTTTCTTGGAGCCGACGCAAGTCAATGCCAAGCGAGGATAGTAGCTGTTCTCTCAGAGGATTGGGTCTTACTAGAAGCATTTGATAAGGTTGATATTCATCGAAGAACGGCTGGATTAATGTTTGGCTATATCAGAGAATTAATTCTTACAACTGATTTCATTCCAGTCGTAGATATTATGGATAAGGATGGTCCAGAAAGATTCTGCGGTAAGAAGACTCGCCATGCAGGTAATTTTGACATGGGTAAAGGTCGTTTCATGGTTGAGTTTAATACTGATGCTCAGAAGTTTGATATACCTATGTCCATTTCGGAGTGGCGTGCTGGACAGATGCTTGATATATTTCATGGTGCGTCTCCTCTCCTCAGAAGTAAGTTTCATCAAGACATCAAAGATTGCATCGGTTCAACAAGAACACTTATTGACCCTTTTGGCGGTGTACGTGTATTTAACGGCCGTATGGATGACCAAATCTACAAAGAAGGTTATGCCAACATTCCACAGAGAACGGAAGCACACTTAATTCAGAAAGCTGCATTAGCTATTGACGAAGAATTAAATGGCGATACTGCATTCATGTGGCTATCTGAAGACCATGATAGTTTGAAGATGCAAGCACCAGCTAATAACTGGGAACCATATGCTAGACTGATGAAGAAATATTTTGAGGTTCCTATTGATTTTTCTACTTATTGTTCGCTTAAACGTGATTACAAGCTAGTCATTCCATGTGAGATTGAAATAAGTGATACGAACTATGCGGAGATGAGAAAGGTGAAGATATGATTTATTACATGGTCAGACACAAAGCAACTGGCGAGTTCATGCCAGAATTAAAGAGAACCAGAGGCTACAGTCATTGGAATCCAGCTAAAGTTGATACTGTTGAGACACTTGGTAAGAAGGTACTAGGTGTTCCAAGATTATTTGCTAACCGCAAGAAAGCTCATAATACTATAGTTCAATGGAATGCATGTCCAAATAGTTATGTTAGGGGTAGCCATAGCTATGATGGTGAGTGGGATGAAGACCTTAATGTTAAACCTGATGGTAGAACTAAAGAAGATTTAGAGATAGTTGAAGTTAACATTGAGGTGAAGATATGAAAGACATTACATTCTGTGAAGATGATGATTTTGGTATTTTAGCAAATTCTTCTGGTATGCCATACGTTGCTGTAAAATTAACTAAAGAACAAGCTAATGATGTAGAAAAATCAGTGGCTGGAATATATGAGATTGATGGTAAACAATTATTTAATATTAAAGATTCAAATGGAATACTTACTGGTGAGAAGATGCTTTACGTTGTCTTTGTAAAGAAATGATTTGCATTATTGCAGGCAACTACGAAGAAGCCAGAACATGGGCATATGGTCAACATTTATACCATGATGAATGGTTCTATCCAGCCGATTTGGACGAACTGAAACAACGCTGTAACTTCCACGTTGTAGTGGTCGGAACGGCTGGTCAGAACGTATCACCAGGATATTTCGAGAAGGTGTTTAATCTTGCACAGACAAGAGGAAGGATGAACA